CAAACTTAATCAGTTCCATAAGCAGAGGAATCATCTCAGGCGCATTTTGACCAACGGGCAACGCCTGATTCATAAAGCCGCCAAACGCTTGCAGGAACTCAATCCTGTCTTGCTTCTGCTGTTGTTCGTCAATCTGAACAAGGCTGTCAGCCGCCACTTCAATGCGGAAGTTACGCAGCGGCCTGTCCTTGATAAGCTGCATAGCTTGCGGAATAAGCTGCTGATCGGCGGGAGACATTTGAGACGCTGCGGCATATTCCAAAATGGTTTGCGGCTGGAACTTGCTAGAAATAATCTGCGCCTTCAGGCGGATTAGCTCAGACGCAAAAAGCGCAACATCTTCTTGCATAGAGCGAAGGCGAAGACCCGCATATTGACCTTTGATCTGTTGCGCCGTCGCAGTCTCGCTTGCGTAACTCGCACCGCGAATAATGTCCGAGATGCCGGTAATTTCATAAATCTGCGCCTTAATGTCGGCACGCGCTTGATAGCACTGAACAAGGGCAGACGCCAGCGTATCCAGCGGCAACAGGTCAATCGACCCCTTCAACCCGCCCTTTTCGCCAAACGCCATCCACTTGTCGACCGGAATCAGGCTGTTGTTATCGCCTTCCGTCAGAAGCCTCTGCAAGGCCGGTTGGCTGGCATCGTAAACGCCGCGCACCCTCAACGCCTTAACAAGGCCGTCAATGCGGTCAGACAGAATATCAAGCTCCATGGCCTGATCTTGATACAAAACAAAGTCCGGCACCGGGACAAGGCTATCGCTCGTCGTGGTCGCATACAGGGGCTTTGGGCAGGGGAAAAAGCCCTCAAGACCCAACGGATCGTCCCGAACGTCGATAAATTCAGGCAGGCCCTTGGACAGCCAATAGACCTTGAGCGTTTCCTTGTCCCACAGCTCGCAAATCTTTGCCCGGTTGTAAGTCTTCTTTGATTCGTTGTAAGCATTCAGCGGTTCCGGCCCCTGATCCATCGGGATTTGATTGGCTTTTTCTTCGCCAAACCGCTCAACAAGGGCCTCTTTGGTCATGTAGACCCAGCGCCACACACAAGTCACTTCTTCCCATGTGCGAGCCGTTGCGTGCCCAAAGTCGCGCCAGTGAACGTAGTCAACCGGGGCGCATTCGTAATCAATTTCTTCTGGAACGTCGCCAAGCTGGTTAGCAATCTCGCCCGCTTCAACGTCCTCGGTCACCTGCAAGCCATCGTCAGGGATGTCCTGCGCCTTTACGTGAGGCTCGTAACGTGCCCATGCCACGCCACGGCCACCAAGGAACCGATCCTCAACGCAATAACGCATCGTGTTCCTGAAATCGGGGTAATGCTCGATTTCATAGTCGATGGCGCGTTCAATCAGCAATGAACCGACCCGGCTGACAGGATCGTTGTCGCCAAACCTGCGGGACACATCCGCTTTAGGCAACTTTGCGTAAACGGCAGGAATCAACGTCTGTACGTTTGACCACAGAATGTTGAACTTTGCCGTTTCATTGCCTGTCTGCCCGCGGGTGTCGTCGCGGTAACGCTTCAAAATCTTCTTAACGCGAGCATTCCATTTAGAAAACTCGTTGTCGTAGCTGCCAATGGTTGACAGATACTTTTGAAGCTCGGTTGCAGGTTCCATTCTTTAATCCTTATTTCGTGCGCTGATTGCCTTGGCTTTTGCCTTGGCATCAGCCTTGCTAGACGCGCCCCATGCCCTAAGTGCAAGGGCCAAGCGCGTAGGCTTTCCGTCTTTCTCCATAGGCCCGGGCATATTGCCCATGCGGGCAAGGAAAGATGCCCGACGCGGGTTATCGCCAGACTTCACGGGAGGCTTCAACGTGCCGCCCGTTTCGGCCTTGTAACTGGCACGGCCCTTAGCGTTCAAACCGCCTTTGGGATTCTTGCCCTCTTTACGAGTCCATGCGGCAGTCATTATTTACGCTCCAAAATCCTAACTTTCTTTTCCTCGCCGGGAAACACAACAAAGTTGCGAGTGCCGCTATTGCCTGCTCCACGGCTGCCAGCGTCTAGGTACTTGATGCCGGGGATGCCTGCATTACTTAAAAATTCAGAGGCTTTTTTATCGCTTTTTAATGAGCCAACTAACAAATTGTAAATTGCTCGACCATCTTCCGGTTGCCCGTAATAACTGCTTGAAATGCCTAAAGCATCTTCAAAATCATTTACATCTAATTCATCATTATTACGAACGGCTTTTATAATTTTGCTTGCGAAGTATTCATCTACCGGAGTATCCCAATCCAGCATCCGATCAATCATCTTGTCGGGGAGATCGGCTTTGTAGAGCGATCCAGCCTCGCCAATCCCGCCAAATTTGCTCATGTCTAACGAATTTGCATAGGCTGCAAACGTCGGCCAACCATCGTTAGGGTCATTTGCAACCCGTTTTACATCTTCGGGGTGGCGACGGGTCATGACGTTTTCCCAATACGCAAGTTTTGCATTGGCGCGATCAATGGCCTTCTGATCACGCAATCGGTGGGCACGATCTTGCTCGGCTTGAGCCATGTCATACCAATGCTGCACAGGCTTGCCTTGATATGTGACCGTTTCTGGATCAATTTTACTCAGCATGAATTGATAATCTTGCGCTACCTCAGGTTTTTGCGCGACATAAACCCCATGCCCATACGCCTGCGCTCCCTCACCCGTACCAATCTTGCTGGCATCAAACTCGCCTAGCGGATTGGCTTCCGTAGCCGGAAAGCGGTGCGGAGTGCCGTGGTAAACGTCCAGCTCTTTTATCATCGGCTTTGGCATCAACGAGCGCGGGTTGACGTATTCGCCTGCCACCTGACCAAACCCTAGAGGGCCTGACGTCGCTTGCTGTCCAACAGACTTCAGAGCCTCTGCAAGCATTGCAGGATTCTGAACGACCTGCTTTCCGGCCTGATACATGGCTTTGCCGGACTCAATCGGATGCCGCGCAAGCTGGTATGTACCCTCAAGCTGGCTTTCAAAGCCACGACCAAGGCCAGTGCTAAGGTTTTCTAGATAGTCGCCAGTAGATAGCGGCTGCTCAGGCTGCGGCGCACGGTTGCCAAACAAATCAGCAAGCGCAGCGTCAGCCGTTGACAACGCTTGACGGCGCTGCTGCTGAAATGCCAAAGCGTCTGCCAGCTTGTTAGCCATGATTAGGCAGAGAAGATGCCGACAGCCACAACGCTCGCGCCTGCGCCCGTGGTCACCTTCCACGCTCCGCTGCTCGAACGCATATTCATCTCGATGCTGTACACGCCGATCGGAGTGCTAGCAGGAACAATCGCAATCGACGTTGCATTGTCCAGAATGGTCACCGTGCCCGTGAGCGACGTGCTAACCGTAACAATCAATCGATGCAGGTAATCGCCCGTTGCGCCCGTCCCGCCAAGCACCTGTGCAGTCTGAGACGCTGCAACTGTTTCATATGGATAACGATACGGCTGAAAAACACCACTCATATTCTTGCCCTCTTAGGTTGTGCGCTTTCGTGGACGCGCCACATATCATTCAAAGTTACTTCGTTTTGATCGCCAACGATCAACACCTTGGCCTCAACAGGCTTGACCGGCTTTGGCTCGGCCTGCCATGCAACGGCCAGCATTCTAAACGCATCGGCCGGATGCGAGCACCAATCATGCCGCGGTGTTTGCCGAAACGCCTTCTTATCCTCGTCATACTCGCGCTGATACTGACGCAACGCTTCGAGGCCGTCTGCGCACCGTTCCACGTGAAACCAGCATCTCGGCAGCATACGCCTGACAGCTTGAATGCCGTCCTGAACGCCAAGGTCAGGAACGATAGTTAAGTTGGCAAGGCCAAGGAACTCGGCCATTTGCTCAATGATGGACTTACCACCAGACGCAAGCGTCTTTGCTCTCGCATCATGGGGCAAGTGATGTTTGCCATAGCGATAGGGCTTGGTTAACACCGTCTCCGCCAGCTCTCGTACCGTAGCGCCGGACACGGCATGGAAGTCCAGGATGTGAATTTCGCCACGCACGACTTGATACCACCAAATCGCAGTATCGTCGCGGTAACCCAAGTCCCATGCAGTATGTACAGGCACGCTCGGATCGTAAGGAACGTCACAGATTCGGCCCTGATCCCCGGCTTGTCGCATCTCTGTGCCGTAGATCGCACCGACGATAGCAGCCTCGAAGCTGCATTCGTATTCTTGAAGGAACTGGTCTTCAGATACCTGCGCCCTTGCAGCTTCTAGTTCTGTCTCAGGCAGTAGCCCGGACTTGCTGGCAGGTAGAGACATATAGAACCAGTCGGGACTCTCTTTGGCTGTCCTGACGACCTCCCAAAACTGATTTTTGCCCTTTGGCGTGCCCATCATCACGGCCCACCCCTGCTTATCTGACAGGGCAGGGCGGATTACCAGAGGAAACACGCTAGGCTTCCAGTCGCCAAACTCGTCGCAGATAATGCCGCTGAAGCCAAGGCCGCGCATCGCGTCAGCATTGTCGGCACCGAACAATCGGATCACGGCCCCATTGACCAAGGTAATCTGAAGTTCAGCTTCGTTGGTTGTCTTGGTTATAGGGGCCGCGAATTCTTTGAGATACGCCCAAGCTACGGACTTTGCCTGACTGCGATAAGGCGCAACGTACCCGAACAATGGGTACGGCCCCTTATACGTCACAGCAGCCCGGATAATATCGTTAATAGCTGCGACGGTCTTACCGCCTCGACGATGCACGACAAGCGCCGCCCATCTCTGCGTCCTGTTATGGAACGGCAGAAAGGCTTTTCGCGGCCTGTACGGTATCGTGAAGTCAGCCATCAGACTCAAGCCAGCGGACGATAATCTCTTGAGGCTTGCCGTCCTGCCCGGTCACTTCAGTGCGGGCCAGCTTTGGAACGTGGTACTCGATCACAGTCTGGAACAGGGTAAACGCCTTCTCAGGGTTAGGCGGAATTAGCCACTTTCCAGACTCGCTCTGTACGCCATTAGCGACCTGATCTAGCCACTCTTGCAGTCTTGAGGCATTACCATCAACAAACTTGCCGATCGCCTCTCGGGCTTCCTGAGTCGCTTTGTTAAGCATTCCCTTTGGCCTGCCGGGGCCAGCTTTCAAGTTAGGGTTAGGCATGATTTATTAAGTTTCAAAAAGTTCCTGTGGGGAAATTTTCAAATTTTACGTGTCGTCGCGCCGAGGCATTCGCTTCATAGCTTCTGCCAGCTTTTTGCCCTTATCGGCTTGGTTGTACTCACGGGCTACGGACTGAGGAATTCCCACCCGCTTTGCAAACTCAGGGTTGTGAGCTGCTGCGGCCATGAACCGGCGCTGCTTGTCGGATGTGCTAGGCATATCACTCTCTTTTCAAAATTTTGACTTTCTTTTCTTCACCGGGAAACACGACGAAATTGCGGGTTCCTTGACCAGCGCCGCGAGAGCCTTGGTCTAGGTAGCGGATGCCGGGGATGCCCATAGAGTGCAAGAATTTGCTCCCCCCAATAGAGTCGGCACCGTAATCAGACGCGGCCCGGTACAGGTCCTCGCCAGTGGCAACAATGCCGCGCTCTGGGTTTTCTGTTCCATTTAGGAATGCTTGCAGCTTTACTCTAGTTGGGCCTTTTGCAACAGACTTTCCTAGCCCTATTTTTCTAGCTGCAGCTTTAACTGCTTCTGTTTGCTCACTCAGCGGCTTATCCCAATCGAGCATCCTATCTACCATCTCGTCGGGGAGGTCTACGGTGTAGAGGGAGCCGTATGTTTGAAAGTTAGGTTTAACTTGTTTTTCAAACCATGCCAAAGTCGATGGCGACATTTCAACAGCGTGTTTACTAACGGTATCCAATGAATCATTCATCATCAATCTTTCAAGCAATTCTAGTTTTTCATATTCG